ATTCAGCGGGTAATGCTGCTTACGCTTTCGGTAACACATTATACTTTAAAAGCTTTGTAATAAGCTAATGAACAAGTCTAGAGGTTTCGGAGATACTGTAGAGAAATTTACAAGACACACTGGAATCAAAGGATTAGTTGATAATGTATCAAAAGGTTTAAACATTCCCTGCGGTTGCAAACATCGTAGGGATGCTTTAAACAAAATATTACCATATAAATTATAACACATGGCTTTTAAACTACCTGGCGCACCATATTTAGTAGACAACACACCTATATATAATATAGATATGGAGGACGGAGTAATGGGTAAAGCTAACAATAATGGTTCTATAGTTTTAAACAAAGACTTAGATCCATCACAAGTAGACGATGTAGTTGCACACGAGAAAATTCATTTAGAACAAATGGAAAGAGGTGACTTAGATTACGACAATGAAAACGTTTATTGGAAGGGTAAGAAGTATTCCCGATCTGAAATGGCTGAAGGTGCCAAAGATCTTCCGTGGGAAGCGGAAGCATACAAAAGATCATAATATGAGTAAAAAGTTTAATCAAACAAAAGTAGGTAAATTTCTAAAACAAGTTGCACCTAATATATTAGACATGGCAGGTGATATTTTACCAGATGCTGGAGTTTTTAGTTTAATTAAAAATTTAATAACTAAGGATCAAGATCTACCTACAGAGTTTAAAGAAAAAGCATTGATGTTATTAGAACAAGATATGACAGAGATGAGAGAAACAACAAAACGTTGGGAGAGCGATATGAAATCTGATTCATGGCTTTCTAAAAACACTCGACCAATGTGCTTGATATTTTTATCTGTAATGACTATAGCTTTTATATGGGTTGATAGTCATCATGAAATATCTTTTACAGTAGAACAAGAATGGATAGGTTTACTAAAAACTTTAGTAACCACAGTCTACGTAGCCTATTTTGGATCACGTGGAGTTGAAAAATATAAAACAATAAGTAATAAATAAATAATACAAAATGGCAAATAATTTTAGTACATCACTAGCTATAACACCAACTGACACAATTAATCCTTTACCGGCTTGGGAGTTTATGAATCAAACAGGTACCTTAGGTAGTTTCTTAGCAGGTTCTCTTATATATGTTGGAGGTACAACTGGAAGTTCAGATGTTAGCGTTATAACTTCTGGAACAATTGGCATTCAAAATAGCATTGTAAGATTAACGCAATTAACTAATGGTAGTGGATATTATGTAGGCGCTGCTATTGGTACAACTCGTACTAGTATTGTACCTACTTCTGTTGGACCTAAAGTTTCTTCAGGGTTAACTGTAAGTATAGATATAGGTAATGTACCTGTGCCAACAACAAGCGCAACAGCTTTAGGAACTGGATATACTGGTACGGCTGGAGCTCCAGCTGCTTTTACAACAACAGGAGGAACCGGAACAGGTTTAATAGGAATTATTACTAGCGTTAATGGTACTGGCGGAATAATTGGTTTCACAATAACAAGAGGTGGACAAGGTTATACAGTTAACGATGTATTAGCATTTGTTTCAGGAGACGGTATTAACGGTACTATGACTTTAGGTACAGCACCAAACGGAGCAGTAACAGGCGCAACCATTGTTGTAGGTGGTGAAGGATATGCAATAGGAGATATTATAACTATAGATCAAACAGATAGTAATAAAAATGCTACATTTAGAGTAGATAACGTACAGAGTTTTCCACCAGTAATAGGCGACGCAGTTGTTTTTGAGAGCGTTCCAGTTGGAAGTGTATTACCAGTTTACGTTGACTATGTTACAGCAACTGGCACAGACGCAACATTATTAATAGCAGGTAGAGAATCCTCAATCTCGTAGGTAAATAACTAATATATAGGTGACTATATAAATAAGAGTATATATAAACAATTAAATCTAATTAAAATGAGTAAAGTAAAAGAATTAACAACAAAGATTACAGACGAGCAATTAAAATTATTGCAAGAACAACAAGGTAAGTTAAACGAAGTACTTAGAACTATAGGAGTTCTTGAAACACAAAAAAGCAATGTGTTAAAAGAAGTTGAAAGTATAAGTAAAGAAGTTGAAGCTACTAAAAAAGAGCTTGAAGAAGAGTACGGTCAGATTAATATTAATTTAAATGACGGAACTTACGAAGACATTGTAGAAGAAGTATCAACTGCTGACGCTAAGTAAGATGTCTAAAAGTAATATTAGAAAGATCAGTATTGGATCTGACTACAAAAATGATGCTATGCATTATGCTGTAGGTCAAGAAGTTTATGGTGGTCATAAAATATCTCACATTCTCTTTAATGATTCAGACAAGTCTTATAATATACATATTAAAAAAAACAACGAGGTATTGCCATGGAAAAAGTTTAATACTAACATGGCTATATCCGTTGAATATGACTTAGAGTATTAATGAAAAGTATGTTTGATTTCATCATACAACCACTAGGTGAGGAGTATGATAATGAAGTTAAAGTCGGAGACAAGTCTTTGATTATTAATACTAAAATAGAAAGTTACAAATCAGTTAACAATCTAGCTATTGTTATTGAAACACCAAAAGCTTTTAAAACTCCTATTAAAAAAGGAGATACAGTAGTTATACATCATAATGTGTTTAGAACGTTTTATGATATGAAAGGTGTTAGAAAGAAAAGTAGATCTCATTTTAAAGATAATCTATATTTTCTAGCTATAGATCAAGTCTACTTATACAAAAGAGACAAACAGTGGAAGTCATTTGGAGACAGATGTTTTGTAATGCCACTTAAAGATGATAATGATTTAACGCTTGATAAAGAAAGAAAGCTTATTGGTATATTAAAAATAGGTAATAGTTCATTAGAAGCGCTTAAAATAAGTCCTGGAGACCTTATAGGTTATACGCCCAACGGTGAATGGGACTTTTTAGTAGACGGTCAACGTCTTTATTGTATGAAATCTAATGATATTGTTATAAAGTATGAACACAAAGGAAACGAAGAAGAATATAATCCAAGCTGGGCATGTAGCAGTTGAGGAACCTATTAAAGTTGCTAAAGAAGCTATCATAGATTCAAGCGACGATATTTCAGCTGACAGACTTAAAAATGCTGCAGCTACTAAAAAACTAGCTATATTCGATGCTTTTGAAATACTTAATCGTATTACAGCAGAACAAGATATGCTAGAGGAAAAACCTAAAGAAGTTAAAAAAGAAACTACGTTTCGTGGTTTTGCTGAAGGAAGATCTAAATAATGTACGTACAAACTCTATATAAAGCATTACCCGATCATGTTAAACCTAAAATTCTTAAACGAATGAACAGGTATAAGAAATGGGAGTATGGTTATAACGCAGATCACGATATGATTGTTATATCTAAGACTGGTGAGATTGGAGATATATATGAAATACAAAACCTAATAATAGCTTTACCCAAAGCTGAAGATGTTCATGAGTTCGAAGCAAATAGATGGACACCTTTTAATTACCCTAAAGAATTAAAAAGAATAAAAACAGTCTTTGATTGGAGAGAATATCCAGAAGACTTTAAAGAAAAATATTACGACTACATTGATAATGAATTTAAACGCCGTGAAGAAGGTTTCTGGTATATCAATAAAGGTAAACCTACTTATATTACAGGTACTCATTACATGTATTTACAATGGTCAAAAATTGACGTAGGTCAACCAGACTTTAGAGAAGCTAACAGAATTTTTTTTATATTTTGGGCTGCTTGCGTAGCAGATATTAGATGCTATGGTATGTCATACCTTAAGAACAGACGTTCAGGTTTTTCATTTATGGCTTCTGGTGAATGTGTTAACATGGCAACTATATCAACTGACGCACGTTTTGGAATTTTATCTAAATCTGGTGCGGATGCTAAAAAAATGTTTACAGACAAGGTTGTACCTATATCTGTTAATTATCCTTTCTTTTTTAAACCCATCCAAGACGGTATGGATCGTCCTAAAACAGAATTAGCCTATAGAGTACCAGCTTCTAAATTCACAAGAAGATCAATTACTTCTACTGAAAAAATAGAAGATCTTGCAGGACTAGATACAACTATTGATTGGAAAA